AACAAAACCAGGACCACTAACAGGAGTCAGTCAGATGACACTATACAAGACAAAAGAAGATGCTGAAACAGCCGCAATTGCAGCCGGTGTTAACTGGGTACACTTGGTGCAAACCCGTACCGGTCAAAACTACATTGCCAGTCGTGGACCTGGTCAGATGATAACCATGTTGATTGCTGCTGGCAAACTTGACGGTGTCCGGTCTGTGCGTGAGTCATATAACCTTGATATCAAACCTGCTCCATCCCAAAACCCTTGCGACCGATGCAAGCAGCCTGCAAAATCTCGATATTGCCCATCATGTGAAGCTCTTTTGGTGGCAATGAACGATTGCTCTACCGGATCAATTCGATCCTTTTCTTGATTCTAAACTCATGCCTAGGAGTCAGTCGGATGCAAATCAAAACAGCAGCAGATATCGAAACAGCCAAAAACAATGGCTTTGCTTTGGACCAATTGGCCGAACTGGAAATTGGGTGCGAGATATGGAGCATCAGTGGTGACAACTGGAGCGGGTCAATGTGCCGATGGCCTAACGGTCGCGGCGCGTTTATGGCTGGTGGCGACAGTAGTTGGGGCGAGTGGGAGAACGATACCTATTTAAAACTGGATGATGCAGGCGAGCGAGGGACTGCAATTTGGGTCGATTGTGACGGCGAAAATTGGTGCGAAGTTGTGGTAGATTTCAAATATTCAGCCGAATCGTTTTGGGAAGAGTTGCGTGAGCAAAACGCCGAACTGGCTGCACGGTTTGGCGATCCGATGACGACTAAAGGTGTTCGCGTGCACGAAGATGAACTTGAGTCGATGAAACGTATTCTTGGTTGGGATGGCGGTCCAGAACATGCACCAAACCCAGTATTTCTAATCTAATTTCTATTTTGCCAAGGAGGGCAACATCATGGCCGGATGGACGATATCACTGAATTTCATGGGCTTCGGTTTAACTGTTGCCCAACAGCCTGAAGAGCAACAATGGATTCAACAGAGCCTGTCAAACGAGGCAGGGGGCGACCTAAGGTCGAGAAGACGCAAAGGGCCGAGCGTGTTTACAAGGTTGATGAAGCGCCGGGGCGAGCCATCCGGTTTGTCTTCTCGCTCTCAGCGGCAGACCGTGCAAAAATCAGCAGGGCGGCGAAGAAAAACGGCGTGATGGATTCAGAGCAGGTGCGGCGGTGGATACGTGAAGCGACAGAATAATTCAAGGTAAATTTAGCTCATGCCCGCTATAATCCAATCTCACACAACTGGCGAAGGCCAGAGCGGGATTGTTGGCGGGTATGTTCGCCCACCAGTGATCAGCAAAACAAGGGGGGCGCCCGGATAGCTCTGGACACGCTTCTTCAGTTAAGTCTTACGATTGGCCCGCGGTTTACGAGGTAAGTAGGTTGCGGGCTATTTAATTTTGTTCTGTGTAGTGCTCACAACTTTCGGCCACAGTCTCCCGCATGGGTGCTGTGCGATCCTTTGCGGATTCGTGGTTACAGTGATACCAGTGGATGCCGGTTGGCATGGACGCTGGCGAGCAGCCGCAGCCTTCGGAGCCGACTGGCTTGCCGTTGGCCGCTAGCAGGATCTCACCTTTGTGGGTGCATGTGCTGCATTTTGGCATGTTAGTTTACCAGCATGGTGATTCTAAGGGTTTGGGTGGTGTTGGCACCTGTTGCGGTGATGGTGCCGTTGGCCGGGATGCTCAAACCGTTGGTTGCATTTGCAAACCACTTAAGGTGTCCGCCTGGGGTGACGTAGCCCGAAGGGAATCCGGTAATATTGGAAGTGAATGCAATCGAGACGTTTGTCGCATCGTTTGATACTCGCAAGTATCGAAGTGTCACAGGCGTGATTGTGTCTCCGAGAGAAGTCGTGCTGTTGCCAAATGTCACAGCGGTTCCGTTCGCCGTGATCGAACCGTCGATGAGATGACTGGCGTATCCGCTATCAACGGAATTGGCCGTGGAAAAAACATCGTCGATTTGAGCGGAAGATATCAGTAGACTTCCACCAGTCGCCGTCTTCTGAGAGGCGACCGTAACATGGTCGTTTAGTGTGATCTGCATATTTGGAATAGTCGCGTTTGCGGTTGGCGTGCCCGTCGAGATTGTTGGCATGATTAGCCCTTTCTTTTTGTTGGGTGTTTCTGCTTAGTATTGCATTCTTGCGCGTTCACGATCGGCTGATACTCAGGACTCGGAAGGTCATGCTTGCAATTGCCGGGTAACTGCATCCCGGAATAGTTCCGATAAATAGAAATGGGAAATCGGGTACGCCAGAACCCGAAAGGTTTAATGCTTTCCCAAATGTGCATTTCAAGACTGGGAAACCAACCCAAGGATAAGAACCCCCAGATCCTACCTTGGATATTCCAGCGTGTCCGCCTTGGGTTTGCATGAATCCATAGTCCCAATTATCTGTCATGGTTTGTGCCTCCCTGCCGCTAGTCAGTCCAACATACCCTGCGCTCCAGCCTCCACCGAAAGAATTGGTAATATTGCTTGACCCTGTCCATATTTGGAATTTTGTAAAAGAATTCGCGTTAGTGGGCGAGTCGTTTATGTCCACAGTAATCGACTTGTAAACAGCAATGTCGCTACAGTCATACACACTTGGAGTTGCCAATGGCAAGTCAAAACCTGCCGCAAACCTTGCTATGACCGAGTCTCTCCAAGCAATCCATCCAGCGTCAGGACAAAAAATAGTCGCGTCATAACTTCCGTCAAGTGCAATTGAAATATGGGCAACACTTGGATAAGTGACAGCCCTTGCAGGTGGCGGTGAAGCGGTAACTGTCATATTTACAGGAAGAGTAACCGATGTCGTGTTAGCACTTGTGACATTTGCCGAAACAGTAATTGATAAAGGCAGATTAGAAACAGCGTGCGTGTTGTAACCACAGCATTTCACTGCGGTGGAGTTGCCACCGATCGCCAAAGAATCATAAAACTGGATGTCGGCACCAACCGTAAGTGGATAGTTTGCATTGACTAAAACTTGTGGTACAAATGGGGCAGGCGTAATGTTTATGCCGGTTCCGTTGTTCGTGTAAAGATTGGTGTTTGTTTTGTTTCCGCCTTCTTCTTGATACCAATACTGCACTGATTGGTAGCAACCTTTGTAATCGTAAACGGTAGTGTAATCGCAACTCCCAGAGACGTTGCTAAGAATGATGCTGTCTGGCGTTTGTCCCCAACTCTTCGTCCAGTTATAGCCGCCATCGGTTGAGACAAAGCAGCTTTTGCCAATGCTTATTTGCGGGTGAGTAAACGTCAGTTGCGGAATGACACCTCCCTGTTGTTGATTTAACCCTAAAAAAAAAGCACCTGTCCTGTTCTTGTGTCCCTGTGGGCAGGCCGAACCATACCGATGGTCACGTTTCCGTTGTTATATTCATAGGCTGGATCGTAAGTAATATTACCAGCCATTGTCAGATTGTTCCATGTGCCTTTGCCGTCACGATACACTTCAATCCAAGAGTATTTCTTTGGAGTCGAAGTGTCGTTTGCAGTCAGGCGGATATCAAACTCAGTGACAAGCTGTTGTTGCGGCCTTGCGTCATTCATGGCTTGTTACAAGCTCCTCCACGGTAGAAACCAAGCGTTCGTTTTGTCGGCACTGTCTTGAAAGTATACCCAAATTGAACCGATGTCATCTCTTTTGAGTTCACAGAAATGTTGAAATTGGATATCAGGATGTAGCCTTCATAGGTCCATGAGCCAGCGGTGATGATGAGATACATCTTTGTTCCTGCCCGCACGCTGACAGGATCGCTTGAATGGTATGTGTCGCTGGCGGTGACAAATCCATCCACGGTCCCTGAGATTGTGGTGGGTCCAGAATAGCTGTCCGTAAAGCCGTTGTAGGCTGTGGTGCCGATGGTGGTGATGCTGGAGGATTCTGTTGCCGATATGGAGCCATGCTCGATAATCAGAGGATTGGCGTCATCCGGTCCGGTGCCCACTGCGCACCATGAGTAGTTGACCCGGTTGCCGTTGCCTGCAATGAAGCCACGTCCGGTGAATGGTCGGTTGAGTGCTGCCATACCAGAGCCTCCTTAGACGGCAATTGAAACAGGTGGTTTTGGAGCTGTGGAGAGAATGCCGTAGTAGAAGAGGGTGCTTGTATAGTCCTGATAATTGTAGCTGCGGAAGACGTGTGAGTTCTTTGGCCCAGAGGTTTGGGCCACTCCGTTCGTGATCACAGGAGCCATCGTTGACCATGCCATCAGCTCTGATGTAGCGCCCGGGTATTTGTCTCGTATGCTCTCCAATGGTCGAACGTCGGTCGGGGCGTCGATCAGGTTCCAGTCCTGTGGCTTGCTCTCGAAGTTGTGGGTGATCTTGTAGCCTGGATAGCCCAGAGGCGACATGCTGTATTCGTTGTCGCTTCCAAGGTAAAGCAGGGTTCCAGCCGCCCAAATGGAAATATCCTTGCGGTTGACTGATCCTCTCATCTTGGTCATGTTGGCCAGGTTGACAAGCGATGCATCCACCCAAGGATATTCAATGCGGATCACGTCTTTGGAATCAACTCGTGGCATCGGCTTATTTAGAGGTGCAAAGGTGCCGTTGGCAAAGTCTGCTCCAGCTCCACCAGCGATACCGGCAGCCGTGTATTTGGCAGCAACCGTATTGTTCTCTCCAAACTCCACAAACTCGCCTGAGCCTTGCATCGTGACCCAGCAACAGTTTAGACCGAGCGTGTTCTCAGGTTCCTGCATCCACTCCACAGAGACCTCGGCCAGATCCGCATTTTCGAGCGTGTTGACGCCTGAGTTGAGGTCAACAGATGTGCCGTTGGCGTTGAGGGTGTTGGGTGCATAGGTATCGAGAATCTTAAACGACATCTTCTGAGCTGTGAGTGCCGAAAGAAGCGTCTGCTGGATCTTGGTTTTGTAAGGATAGCTAGCTGTTGGGCCACCGTTTTTGCGTGCAAGAAAACGGTCTTTACTGTCGATCAGAGTCAAAGCCAATTGCAGGTTGGCCGCAGTACATGGGACGATCCAACGGCCTGTGTAGGTGACGGAATTTGCTTCAGCGGTGTAGCCAAAACCGTCGGTCACGGGTGTCCAGCCAGGGAAGATCATCTTAGTAGGCTCCTACCAGTTGAGGGGACCGGTCTGGGCCGGGTTTCTTTGTGGCCATGTCAACGGCGCCTGTTTTACTTCCGCCAAGCGCCGTGGCGATGAGCTGGGCGATCATTTTGAGCGTCTCGTCTGTAGCCGGTGTGCCAGTCGTCTCAGAGCCTTTACCGTTCATGATCGCTGCTTTGGCTGATGTGTTTGCTGGTCCTTCTGGAGGGGACAGGGAATTGTTCATCAGCTTGGACTTCGCTGGATTCTCCTGAGCGAATCCAGCATTGACCAGACCGGCCTTAGAAGGATCTTCCTTAGGTAAGGCTGGATTCTCCATCAGCTTGGCTTTAGAAGGATCTTCCTTAGGTAAGGCTGGATTCTCCATCAGCTTGGCTTTAGAAGGATCTTCCTTAGGTAAGGCAGGATTCTCCATCAGCTTGGCCTTGGCATTGTCGGCGTTCAGATTCTTCAGATCTGTGTTCACTGCAATCTGACCAAGCAAATCGGTTTGCTTTTTGTCTTCGCCTTGTGCGTTATTCAGCAGTGCCGAAAATGCGGTTCGCTGTGGTCCTTTGTCTTTATCTTTTTCCTTTCCCGCAGGCATGGCCTTGCCTGGCATCTCGTCGATAGCACCTTTGCCAGTCGGGATGTCCAGCTTAAGAGCCGCAGATAACGCGGCCTTGTCAGCATCACGCTTGGCGTTGGCCTCGGCGATCTTGTCGCCAGCCTCTTGATCCATCTGCTCTCGTCGCTGGCCAAGAGCGTCAACGATGCCGGTCATACCTTCGCCCAGGCTGATACCCATCTGCTTAGCGATCCATCGGAACGGTTGCATAAGCAGGTCAACACCTTGAGCCAAACGATAGGCCAACTCTACTCCCATCCGGCCAAAAATCCCTTGGAATCCTCCGAAACCGATGATCGCGTCACGGAAAAAACCACCGACCGAACTGAGCACCGACATAAACCATCCACCCACAGTCATCAAGCCTTGGCCCAACGGGATGATCACGCCCACGACAGCCGCCGCAAGTCCATCGGCCATGTCAATGATTGTGTTCCGCATCTGGTCGATAAAGCCTGTGAATCCCTCAAAACCTGCTCCACCAATCGCACTTAAAATGACCGATTGCAGATATGCAAAAGCCTGAGTCACAGGCTGAATCGCCTGGCCAAATTTGGTCATCATCGTTTCGATGGAGTTGGTATTTGTCCGTTGCATGTTGCTCGTACTGAGCCGAGTGTTTGCAAAGTCGCCTTTCGCCCGTTGCGTCTGTTGCATGATTCCTTGGGCGATCGCCTCACCCATCGGCAGTCCGGTGGCCTTCAGGCTGTCAGCATCGAGAAACACCTTGTACTTACGCATGACCTGAAGTTCGCCAGCAAAAGCCGATTGCAGGTCCGCACGTATCTTGGCAGGATCAATATTGTCCTGAGAGGCGATATCACCCACTCTGGCTTCCAGCTGCTTGGCGATGTCGATAGCTTTTCCGGTCTCAGTGCCAAGACCTTTCATGGCCATGGCCGAGCCTGTGATGCTCTCCAGAATATCCTTCATCTGACCTTGGCCGCTGCTTTGCAATTGCGAAGCAAACTTCACAGCATCGGCTGTGGCATCGCCCATCAAGACACCTGTCTTGCTGAGTGTCTCGTTGAGATCGGCACCACGTGTGGAGGATTCGCTGATTGCTGATCCGATCCCTCGCACAGCCGCCCCGGCAGCATTGATTGCAGCCATCGCAACAGCAGCACCACCGCCCATGATGGCACCGGCCAGCAGTCCCTTGCCTCCACTGGAGACAGCCCCGCCCATGCCTTTCAGCATGGACTTGGCTTTATCGAGACTGCGAGCCAGAGGCACAGTGTCGGCACCGATATTCACAAACAGGTTTCCAACGGTCGCCATCAGTGCACCTCGTTCCAGTCATCCGGCACAGAATCTATCAATTCATCCAGGGTGTCCCTGCTCAACTGGCCTGTCAGGTCAGGCTTCTCGACCATCAGCACCATGATCTGCCAAGGTGTCAGTTCCAGAACGTCCTGATATCTCATGTGGCCTTCCAAAACTAACCGCCTCATCAGGTCGTGCCAATTAACGCCTGCGAGGAGCTGTCTTTTGGGTCGTCTGCGCCTCTGCCTGTGATCGCAAACATCAGCAGTTTGATCAAAGCGGTTTGGTAAGGTATGGAATCAACCAGTGCCTTGACCTCATCCTGCGTCACCGTCTGGTTGCGCTTTAGTCCATGGTACAGAACAGCTTGCTGAACCTCACGAGACGAGAATAGGTAGGCTTGGCCATCTTCAGACTCTGGTAGTGGTGGCCAATAAGCGTATTGCCGTTTGGCTTCTTTCCAAATCTCTTTGGCTGTGGCTGGCGGAAGGTCGCGACAGGCGTCTTTTGCGTCAGTCAGTGGATTTGGAACTATCCCTCTGAGCACGTTTCCAATTTCAGCACGGTCACCAGCAGTCAGCTCGGAAAGTATCCAGCTCCGGCTGTTGAGCCGGAACTGGAATTTGCGAGCGATCAGGTCATCAATATCAAAGACCATATAAAATCTCTCTCAGGTGTTAAACGCAGTTCACAATACCGATAACTCGCGTTCGTGGATCGCCGTTGTTTTTCAGCGACAAATCCAGCGTGACAAAGTCGGCAGCATCCAAAGAAGTTTTGAGCGATTCAAGAATGAATTCGCCCTCGTAGTTGAGTGATCCTGCAACCAGGTTGGCGTTGAGATAGTCGCCAGTTTTAAACGGAAGCAAAGTTCCGTTGGCGTTGCCAGTGCCTGTGGTGGACGAGGCAAATGCATTTACTTCAATGCTCACATCCAGCGAACCAGCAGCACGGATCTTGCCAACACAGTTTACGTTTGCTTCAGCAACCGAGACGTTATCGTCCAGCGAGCCGGACTTGGCAATCAGGTTGATGGATGCAGTCGTGTTGGCTGTGCCTGTGGTTTGATCCAGTGGAGTCAGTGTGATGGTCCCGTTCTTGAACGTGACCGGTTTGCCCTTCATGGCCATATCTAACCTCTTTCAATTGTCGAAGATTTCGACTTTCAATGTGAACTCGAATACCCAAACATCCAACTGACCAACCTTTGCCGGACGTGCCAAACTATCCGGTTCGATTTGAACCGAGGTAATTTTGTCGCCCGCCAGAGTGTCCATTTTCTCGATTGCCGATTCGCCAATTGACCAGGTCGATTCCGCCGATGTGGTCAAGATCGAGATGCGGTAATTGTGCGAGTCCATATAGGACCCAGCTGATAGCGGAGTGCGTGAAAACCCGGTCGCTTCCATCACCGCCAAAGGTGGAACAAGCGGATCGGGTGCATATTCCAACCATAAACTCGGAAGCCCAGTTTGTGCGGCCCAGTGCGATTGGATAACCAGCGGTACGTTGTAGCTCATGAGGCCACCACCGGCACAGGCGTGCGGCAAATGACCGTCAGGGCGGTGTTGTGGCCCAGTCCAGCGGCCTCAGATGAGGTGGAGACCTGTCCAGTTGCCACCCGGCCTGAAGCGGTCAGCACCTTGACCCAATGGTTTGTGGTCAACGGCCATGATCCAGCCAGGTAGACCGAGAATATCTGGGCCTCACCTTCGATCGGCGGTCCATCACGTTGGATGGACTTGAAATCGACTCGGCATTTTGGCGTTCCGATCACCGTCAGAGTCTGCACCGGCTGACCCATGGAACCTTTGGCGTTGGCTTCCAGGTAGATCGTGGCACAGGAGTTTAAAAGTCGTTCGGGCAATGGCATGTTTCCCTCTTTCGATTTAAACCGAGGCTTTCAGGATGGCTTGATCGAAACGTTCCATGATCCCCGCTTGCTGCGATTCCATGGCCGGTCGCATGTATGGACGAGGAGGTAGATTGATCATCCCCTTACCGCCAAGCTCTTGAATTCGTGCGTATTTTAAGCCTTCCATGGGTCCTACTTTGGCGTGTAGTCCGCCTCGTGATGGTTCAACTACAATCTTTTGGAGGTTGCCACTTTGCCTGTGCGGAGGCGATCCAGGTGCAGAAGCAGTTGTCCAACGATTCTGAGGTGGACCATACCAATAAATCCGACTGGCACCCTTGTGAGTCCCACCAAATCGCAGTGTGGATTTGCGCCCCTTGACCGTCTTTAAGCCTTGGACCTTTTTTAATCCGCTGGAGAATGTCAAAGCATTCTTCTGAGTTGCATTTAAACCTTTAAAAGCCTTGCCAGTCTGCTTGTTTAGATCTCTTGTGGCAGCGGCACCCGGCTTGTTAAGCAGTTTGATGGCCGCGTTTCGCACCTTGCCAGCCGAAATGCGGATTGCTTTTGATAGTTCTTTATGAAGGCGAGCATTGTACGCTTCTCCATCCCAGTCTAAACGGAAGTCTCGACTGATCATCCCATCACCACCACTCTATAAGGCTGGAGCAATTGCATGACCATCGCATTTAATCCACCAGTAGTCGCCATCTGATAAGTTGCAGAATAATCGCCGATTCGTTCGCTGGTGAGGACACCGGGATTCTGACCATTGTTTTTCAGGTGAACAGCCGTTAATGCGATCGCCAATTTCACATCGGCAGTGAGGTCAGCAGGCAGGAAAGTTCGAGCACAATACTGATCAATCAATGACGATGCCGCCGACAGGTAGGCCACAGCAGAGGCAGCGGACCAGGTGCCGATGACATCTGTATAGGTGGTTGCTTCAGATTGCGATATGTATGCGGCCATTGTTTTACCTCAATTTGAAAATGAGACCCGGCGGGCAGGGAGGACCCGCCGGGCTGACCAACAAAACCAAACTCAGGAAACGGCTTCTTTGAGGCTCGCGAATGCGCTGGCATCGCGAACAGCACCGCCGATGCGGTACTTGTAATTCAGCCGAATGAGGTTATCACCTTGCTTGGACATGTCATCAATGATGACGGTGAAGCCTTGGCGAACGAGCAAGTAATACTCTTGGAAATCACCAATCAGAATCGAGCGGGCATTGGCTGCGCCAGAGGCTGGCATGTATTCCACATAGCTCACCGGAATACCGAACATTTGATAGCTCGGCGAATTAGAGAATGTGCCTTGCTGAAAAGCTGAAAGCAGAGGAAGACCTTGGGAGTCCTTGACCTTATACAGCTTGCCATGCGTTGCACGGTTCATCACCCACGACAAATTGCTGGCGTAGCTCTCTTTGAACGAGAAAAACAGGTCAGCCATGTTGTCATAAACCTTGGCATTATCAGTGCCGAGGCTTGCCGATGTGCCTGAAAGCTGGGTGCCGATCCCGGTGTTGGCCAGAATGGCTTCCAGTGAGTCAGAAAGCGTGGTCGCCGAAAAGACTTCTTTGTCAATTCGGTTGGCGAACAATTTGCTCGACTCTTGTTGCAGGTAGCTGGACATTCCCGGAGCGTCTTGAAAGAAGTCAGCCGAAATGTCTTGGACCATCGTGCCGGTCTTGGCCGTGATGGTGAGCTGCGAGAACGGACCGGTGTCGATCGCCGTGGCTGTTGGCGATTCGCCTTTGGTTGGGCGGTTGTTGGTTCCGATGGTACCGACGCGGCCACTGTCCGTGTTGGTGTCGGTATTCTTTGGGAACGTGACGCTGGAAACATTTGTCGTGATCACGCGACAGAGTTGCAATGCCTTCGGCGTGACCGAGCGTTGCGTGATCACATCAAAACGGAAGTCTGGGGCGACAGCATTGGAACCGTTTGTGGACGATGCCAGTGTCATGGCCTTGGAGAAAGGAATAAAGAACTCATTCCAGCCAAGGTTCCTGTCACCACCTTTGCCATATCGTTCGAGCATGTCGCGGTGATTGCGACTCGTCACGCGATCGACGTTGCCACGGGCCTCCAGAAGCCCTTCAAACGCCTTGCTATAGTCGCGAGAGGAAACGGCTTCAGCGTCTGTCAGGCTGGCGAGGTCGCCACCGTCAAGAACCTGACCACTGCGACGGTCAATTGTGGCCGCCTTGTAGGTTGGCTGGGGGCGCTGTGGCTTGGCCGACAGGCTTTCGATCATGGCGTTGGCGTTTTCAACAGCCTTCACCAGATAGTATTCTTTGTCACAGGCTTCAAGCCGATCGTTGGCGGCTTGCAGGTCGGCAGACTTTTCGGCCCGAACATCGTCCGGAGCCGCAAGAATTTCATCACGCAATGCAATCACGCTGGAAGCGAGTGCGATGCGGTCTTCGGCAATGGATGCCGCAGAGCGGATTTCGTTTGCAATACTCATCTTAAGAACCTTTCGTTTACCGCTTGGCGGCGGTCAATATCGAATCAGCCAATTCCGCCTGGCGAAACAGTTTCGTCAGGTGCTTGGCATCCACCACCGGGGTCGGTGTTTCATCGTCGGATAGCGATTTCACGCTGATAATCGAAGCGTCAGCGTTGGCCGGGATTGGCACCACTGAGACTTCGATAATCTCCGACACTTCTTTGATCAGGTTTGCACCCTTTTCAGAGAGCCTAATTTGACTTGCGTTTGGCTTGTATCCGTACCGGTCCCAAAGCTCTGAGACCTGCTTTTTGCTCAATCGTTCTGGCTGTCTCGCCAGAAATGAAATCGACATCTTGCGAACCGCTTTTTCGCGAAGCAGAGTGCGGATATCCTGACCGGCTTTGGTGGCGGAAAATGTGACATCCACTTTCAAACCAGACCGGTCTTCAGTGGCATCATTCAGTGTGCCGATCACGGCAGAGGTCTTGTTTTCGTGGTCAGACAGGACCAAGCCACCAGAATCCATGAAGTCTTGAATCGACTTTTGGAACGCACCAGGGAGAATGATGTCGCCTTGGCGGTCGATGTTCAGGAAGCGGGCAGCATAGCCCACAAAGCCGCCTGTATCGCTTTTCGTGATGCCGGAATCAGTTGATTTAGTGATCATTATCAGCCTCCAATATCCGGCCTGTTTTTGTGAATGACTTGGCGTTCCCAACTGCAACCGATTGATATCCAGCCTCTTCAGCAGCAGCAAAGTCGATGTCTGCAGGCTGTAGGTAACCGTTCTCACCCGGCCTGACAGGTGGCTTCAGATTCTTGGGCATCTCGTCTTCAAAGACTTCCAAGAGAGAACACCGGCAACCAGGGTGAAATGGTGGAAATTTAAGGTCTTTGTATGTCTTGTTCTTACCGTTCGTGCCAAAGGTTCCACCCTTGGGAATGACCGGGCATAACCTGAATATCATTTGGCACATGGGGCAGGCGTCACCCGACAAGAGCAGTTCCCAACCGGTGATAAAGTCCAGCCCCTCAGCAGCACTTGTCAGGCCGGTGTTATAGGCTCTTGCTGATTCGGTGATTGCGATTCGACGTGCTCGCCATCGAGCGTTGTCCTTGATCCATGTGCTGATTCGGTTGGTCAATTCACCAGCCGTCTCGCCAGCCTCAATGGAAGCTGCGATATCAGCCCGCATACCTTCCAGAGTGCGGAGCGTATCGGTAGTGAATTGGTCGATCGTCTCTTGGCACAGATCCAGAGTCGCATTGCGTGCGGCCTCAATCACTTCTGGTGCACGGACCAACCATTGATCCGCATCCTGTTGGCCAAGTGACACCAGAAAGGACCGGCCTGATTCGTCGATCCATGCTTCGATCACTGGAATAAATTGGGCGGCCATATCAATCGGAGCCGTGAACGGATCGGCTTCTTTCTTCCGGTCGTAAATCGCCAGCCACGGTTTTGCCACGTTGTTGCCCAGCTCCGTGAGGATCCGGCGGGCAATACGCTCCAACTCCGTGCCGCTTGGCATGGCATTGAGCCTGCTCTTAGGTGTTTTGCGTTTCAATGTGCGATTTATGCAAGCACTGGAGGTAAGTTATTTGGATCGGCCACGGTGGCACTGACGCAGTAAGCATCCCAGCCGTTTCCGCCCAGGTTCTTTTCAGTAATCCAGCAGTATCCATTCCAGCCCCAGCGGGTCCCCCACGAGTTTTGCATCAGGATCGCCCATTTGTTGTTGGCCATCCTCTTCATTCCCATGCCACCTGTGACAGCGTGGTTGTGTGATCCAGCTCGATTGCCTGGGACTCCATCCTTGTCGAGCGTGTTGAAATTGGCGTTGACCGGAACACTGAAATTGAATGGCATTCTGAGCTGGGCTGCGATACATAAATCGTTGAATGTGTTGAGCCTGTAGCCAATCTCGATCTTGAACCGCTTGGCGTCAGTTCTGGCTGACTCAGGAATCCGTGAAGGATTAATTGTTGCATACGGAACCAGTGGTTCAGAGCAAGTCCCCTTGTTTTCAAGGTAGACCAGAGCTTCCGCAATATTCGATCCAACGTCCCAACCATTGCATAGATCAGCATAGACGAGCCAAGGACTGAGAGCGACATAAGCAGCACCAGAAACGTACCGAGCGATTTCCAAACTGCTTGCCGCTGCATGGCCATTGCAAGCCCCTTTTCCGTTCTGGTCTTTTACTTTAACCGGATACTTTTCGTCTGTTCTCAGGTCAAATTCTTGCCATTCACTTTCGGGAATGTCTGGGAGTTGCTTGCCAGTGGCCAGCATGAGCGTAGATTCATGGCTTCCCAAATACCTCAGCTCGCCGTCAGGTGTTACCCAGCCAAGCAGATTGCTCACTTGATCACCTCCACCAGCTTGATAATGTCATCCTTGGTCTTGGGACTCGTAGACTTGACGATCTTTCCTGCCTGATCCTGCAAGATGACGGTCGGTAAACCTATCTGACCAACGGTGGTTTGAAACCCTAGTCGATCTATGTCCGCTTCCCCTGCGATGTACGAGCGATACTGTATCCCACGCGATTCTAGCAACTTGCGAATCTCTGGATCGGTACGCCATGCTTGTTGCTCCGGTTTGGATTCATCCACAACAACCGAAAACCACTTGATTCCACTGACCGGCTGAGGCTTTTCGTCCTCATCAGGAACTGGTGGCGGGACAGGTCGAATACCACCCTGTTCGATGGCGATGACACTTCCACTGGACTTGCCCACAAAGTAGGTAAATCCAGCGTGCGAGAACACAACCCGCTCCTCGACTGCTGGCGGAACCAGAGTCGAGGGAACAGGTTGTTGTGCCAGTAGAACTGCGATCAGAAGTCCGATCACAGGCCGACCTCCCATTGAACAGATTTAAGTTGCGACTGAATCGACTCTTCACGCTGATTAAGTGCCAGTTTGACACTAGATTCGTCGATAGACACCAGTTCGCCGTTGGCCAGCTTGGAGAGCAGTTCGCGGATCACCTCCACGATAATCGGAGTCAACAGGCGGATGATGATCTTGCTGATCATTTGCACGCACCGTTTCCACACACGATCACTGTTGGGCCTTGGAAGAGCCGTGGAAGTGCCAGTCGTCGTTTTGGACGTTCAGGAGCGAGGAAGATCACAGGAGCCGTTTTTGGCGATTCTGTGACGGTGACAGTTTTGGTGGTCGTTGTGGTCACTGCCTGCTTTGGACACTGGCCAGACTGACAGGATTGAGCTGTGTAGATCATGAACTCTGCGAACAAGGATCACCTTACCTCTCTTGGGTTTAGGGTATGTTCCCGAAACAGATTTCGGGAACATCTGTCAACCATTTTGCTGACGTCAACAAAATGGTAACCGTCTCGCCTGTCATCTCGACGGTGAGACGGTAGGCGGGGAGACTGCTCACTTTGGATCTCTGAGAGATCGCCTGTATGCTGCAATCGCGTAGATAATCGCTGCCGCTGCATACATGGTCTGTGGAATAGACGGGTCAATGGAACTGCCTTTGACGACTTGGTCTGTGGCAATTTGAGCGACTGGTACGACCCATCCATAATCGGGGTTGATGACTTCTTCGATTCGCACAGGCTTAACCCTTTGGAGCTGGTGGCGTTTGGCCAGAGTTCAGGTAGTAAATTGCTTGGGCAATCCCAAACGCCAGTGCCATCCCCAAAGGGCTGGTGGTTGCAACAATGGAATCAAGGTGTTGGCTCAGAACGCCAAGTGCCGTCACAGTACCCGCAAGAGTCATGCGAATGATGATCGCTCTGGCTTGCTGGGCGTTGATTTGTCCGATCCAGTCTGGAGTCATATCAATTCCCTTGTGGTACGTTGAACCCTGATTTGATCATGTGTTCGGATACTGATTCGATGCCCGTTTGGTGCATCACATACACATCAGCCAGATAGCGAGCAAATGTCTGCTGAAAGTCCTGTGTCGTTTTGATTACCAGTCTTCGTCCAGCCAGCAACAATTCTAGTTCAGCCTTGGCTCTAATGCCTTCCAGTCCGAGCGATTTCATCTCTGGGGCGTTGTAGCCTTTGAACCGCACATGCTGCCTAGTGGTAACATCAAATCCAAGGTCGATCAGCAGG